CGCTTTCAGGGTAGGCGGGCAAGCTGGTGATGGTGATTTCCCTCAGTTCCGCTTCTAAAACGGTTCTGATATACGGCTCTTGCCCAATATCCCACTGATCTTTCAGTGCCCTGAACCCAAAGGACATACCGGAAATATCACCCCGTTCTACCAGAGTCAGCACGTCGCGCCCCAATTGAGTATCAGGCGGGGTTAACTCGAAGCGTAATCCGGTGGCATCTTCGGTCAACTGCAACGTACCGGACGTGGTGCGGCCTAACAGGTTCATATGATCATGTTCATACAATGCTCTGACATCAACGCCCGAAGTTAAACTGGCGCTAAAAGCATTCGGGGTAAACTGTTCAACAAATTCATCCCATAAAACGTGGGATCGGCTGTTCCACTTAATCACATAGCCCACCAGCTTTTTATCAGCAGCAGACAGAGACGCGGTGCGAATTTCAAAATCGTTATTCATCCTATGGACTCCCAACAAGGGACTTTCGCCCCTTTCGCTTATTTCGACGCGGTTTTAACTTCAAGGATCTTGATTGCGTTGGAGTCCACCAGACCGCCACCCAGATATTTATCGGTGTGTACCTTATAAAATCCTGGCTCGGTGATATTGTCGGGGAGGGTGCGAATGCCTGTTTCATGGTCAACGATGAAATAACCACGTTTGAAGTCACCCAGACCAATCACACCATCGGGCATAAATTCGAGATAATGGACAGGTAAGCCCAGCAACATATCGGGATCACCCGCTTGTAAGCGTTCCCGCCAGATATAATCACCATTACCATTTTTCAGTTTTTGCACTTTGGCGGCAGTATTGGAGTTCATCACCCATACAGAATTCTTGCGGTATTTATTCTTAAGCAGGAACTTAAGATCAATCAGGCTATCAGCCTCAAGCGTGGTAGCTTCCAGTTTTTGCAGCGTGCCAAAATCACGTACCTTGTCGCCTTGGATGTCGCGAGGATAAGACAGGAAGCCTTTCGCTTTTTTACCGCCGTCTCCGCTGACCAGATCCGTTTCTTCGGTATCGACGAACGTGTCGGCAATTTCAGAAGTCAACCAACTCAAAATATCCACATCGCTAAAATCGATAATTTCTTGGGTGGTTTTGGGATAAGCGTAGATAGGAAATAGCTTGATGCTGACTTCTTCCATTTTCGGTGTGGCAGTTTCACCGCGTGCCTTGCCTTCTTCCCCGTGGGCTACGGCTGCACCCCCAGCAGAAACCAACTGCTTGTATTCGTTGCTGTGTGTGGTTTTCACCGTACAGATCCGGCGCATCACTGACTCATCACTCAGTTGTTGCATGATCTGTTTGTTCAGCTCAGGGATAACGGTATAGCCCCCGTCTGATGAAATTCCTGTAGACAGGGAGCGGGTTTCGCCAGTCAGAACATAGTGACGCAATTCATCATTGCTGAGTTTTTTACTGGTCGGCTGGGTCTTTGCCTGACTGCGTTCTTCATCAGCCAGTGACTCATAACGGACAATTTCAGTATTCAGCGTGTCGGACTGGCTACGTAGTTCGTCGAACTGTTTGGCTTCGTCAGTATTCAGTGAGCGCTTTTCGTCTTCGGCTTTGGTAAGAAGTGAACGCATTTGATGAGTTAAATCGGATTTTTGCTGACGTAGCTCAAGTAATTTTTTCATGGCGTTTTATATAAGATATAATTGAGTTAAATTGACTATAATTTTTAACACCATGAAAAATAATATGAAGTTATCTATTTATGATGGGTGGTTACACAATAATGCTTTTTACAAAAGAATTAATTTAATTTATTTAACTATATAATTCCGCAAAAAAAGAAAACAAAGATATTATATTTTTTTGATGTGGGATTTTATTAAAATTAAGACATATTCATTGTTGGATATTACAATCGAGATAATTATAAAGATTAAAGGGATCTGAAATGTATAGTATCGAATATTATTTTTTAATGTTGAACATATCTCCATATCAAGGGCCAAGTTTCATTCTTGGTATCTTTGAAACTAAGCAACTGGCAGAGCAAGCAGAAAAAGAGTATTCCAGCCAAATGAATCAAGAAGACGGAGTTTTGCGAGAAACTACCGAAATTCAAACGATCCAGAGTCATTTCCTCTTAGATTCAATTGGTTACATTGTATCCAGATATGCAGAAGGATTTGGTCAAACATATCGTGATTCTATCAATCTATACGATGATAAAAATATAGCAGAACAAGAAAGAGACAGATTGGAAGGACTTATTGATTTCGAAAAGATCTCGTTCCCTGAGTATCATATAATGGAAGAAGTCAAGCTGAATGTATTAAGAGATATTAAAGAAACTGGCTGGTTATCAAGTGATTATGGTGACGGCGGGTGGAGTTCATTTACACAAGAAGATACATTGTATGAACTCTTATGACTGTGCTGTTCAGATAGGAGCTTTTATTTCCTATAAAAGCCCCCCTAAAAATCTTTTTCACGCTCTCAGTTATGCACCCTCTGCATAATACTCTGAAAGCCTTGCTACATCTGGGTTTACGGTAATTAATATGATATTCATTAACTGCATCATCTGTTCACTCATTTTTTTACATTAATGAAGAGAATGTATAGTAGTGTATAGCTAAAAAATAACTATACACCTATTATTTTCCTTTTAAATACAGATAGATATTTAAAATAGTGCATGGAATGCAGACCTAAACCTAAAAATTTTATACAGCAGGCTTAATTGTTTCGTAACTCAGGCACAGACGGTAGCCACTCTTCTGCTTCTTCGGATAATTCAACGTTATAAGAGTAACCTTTATTGGTTCGCACTTTTCGATACTCCTTGCGGTACTCCAGCATAATTTTGGGAATGGATTCGCCAAACTTGGTTAGCGTCAACGGACGTTCAAAGCCGTGCGCTTCCATAAAAGACAAATAAGCATGATACAGATACAGCCTCGGTGCGCGTGGGCTGATATTCTTATTGCCCATCTTCATCCCAGTAGCTTCATTGACAGACACCAGATAACCGCAAAAGCGATACAGCGGATCTGAATTGCTTTTCACCGTTAACGCTTCATTAGAATCGCGTTGCGCCTGTAGCAGCTTTTTAGCCTTATTCTGGTCGGCAAATTCGCTTAACAAATGCCGAATAATCACAGGCAGTTCCCGGCTGATTTTCTCCGGTAATTGTGGGTCTTTCTCGGATTCTTTGACCGGAATATTAAACGGGAATATCACCCTACGCCGTGCAATTCCGCCGTTACGTTCCGTAAAGCTCATCGGCTCGTTATTAGTGGCTAATACCACCGCTTTAATGACTGTAGAAAATTGCTTCTCATATTTTCCGTCAACTTCAATTAGGTCGCCGCCTGTAATCGCCTTAATGCCTGCCCCTTCACCCACATATTTAACTTGATCGGGTAGCGTAATCAGGCTTTTCCCGACAAACTGATAGCGGCCTCTGGCTTCATCCAATGCTCTCATATTGCCACTGGCTGTATTATGCTCTCCTGCCAATAGTGTTGCTATATAGGTAAAGATACTTTTACCGCTACCACCTTCGCCCGTCACTTCAATAAATAACTGCCAGTCATAGCGGTTTGCCAGAATCATAAACAGGGCGGCTTTGATGCTATTCATTTTGTGTTCATTGCTTCCCGCCGCATGGGATAGCCAACGGTAAAAATCAGGAGCATGATCCGGCAAATTTTCACCGATAGCAGGAGGGGTGAATGTAATGCCGTTATGGTTCATTAGCCAATGTTCCGGCTGATGTGGGGTAAATTGTTGTGTCGATAATTCATACACACCATTACGAAATCCGATTAAATCCTGCCGCTGTTCGCCGATAACCGGCACTTGTAATTTCATGGCACAGATAGCGTTGTTGATCCCGTTCGGGCTGTAAGGGGTTTCGTGCTGGTCAAAGATTGCCACCATTGTGCGACGCAACTCATTATCTGATACGGTCTGCCATGTCGTACCGTTAAAATGGTAAACCATATCACTTTCTGGATTGACCGCGACCTCGCCATAGCGCTCGACCACCAGCGCCCCGCGCTGACTGGCTGCCATTTGTGCCAGATTGTTGTTGGCTTTTTTTGGCTTCGATTCGTGGATCACCGCTTCTGCTTCCATTAGTCTTTTCTCCCCAACCTGATATAACCCGTTATTAAATGCCTGCTTTGCTGCCTTAATGCCGTGATACTGGCGATAATCGTCCCAATCGACTTTCAATGCCGTTGACGGTAGTGTTACCCAGCCACTAATCGCTATAGCTGCCTTCTCTGCTGCAATCTTGCCAACGTTCTTTTTCAGCCTGCCGTTTTTGTCCCGTTCGTCCGGCTCGTGCCAGTCATTATCAGCAGCAATAATGATTTTCGCGTCTGGCCACTGAGTTCTGACTAGCTCGGCAACTATAGATAAATTGCTTTCATCAATCGCCGCCAGCACGACACCTTTATGTAATTGCCTGACCGTTAAAGCAGTGGCGTAACCTTCGGTGATGATGAAAATGTCCGGCGTTCCGGTAATTTTGGATAAGGGGATAAAGCTGCCTTTCTTCTGCGTACCGGAAACAAGGCGCTTTTCCCCGTTCGGCTTGATGGTCTGAGCGCCCGTGATTGTGCCGTCAAGCGTCTGAGTCACCAGCAATAGCGAGCCATCTTTCAATAGCCGTTGATTGGGGCATTGCAGCCCCTTTTTCGCCAGATATTGAGATTTCCCCGTGACAGAGGTTGCCACCAATGCCGCGATACGTTCCGCAATAAGTTTCACTGTTCGAGGCTTTTCTTTGGCGGGCTTAGGTTCCGGTAAGGGCAGTGCCAATGCGCCCGAAACCAACTTAGCCGCTGCAAAAACAGTGATCCCTTTAGCTCTTGCCACTAAATCCAACCCATCACCGTGATTCGGCTGGTCACACTGGCGACAATGCCAGTCACCGTTATTGTTATCATCCATAAAATGAAAACGATCAGTACCGCCGCATATCGGGCAAGCACCATGCTTACCCTTCGCAGGAACACCAACGCCACAGGCTGACAACACACTTTGCCAGTAATTCATGGCTGCTTTCTTCACCGTATGGATAACGTCTATCGGGCTGATTTCTCCGCTGTTTTTATGGCTGTTATATCCATGTGAAGAGGTTTTTTTCATGATTTATTCCTCATAAACAGCCGCTTGAAGCGCGTGATAAACTTCCTGATTGATATCACAGGCCAGTGAAATTAAATCATGTAATTCAGTTGAACAGTTATTGCTGGTTTGGTCGAGAATGATGTTAAATAAAGAGATCCCCAACCCCGCACGGTACATTGCCTGATCTAATGGAATAGATTGCTTATGCATGGCGTAGCTCAGCAATTTCAACATTAATGACTTCGGTGAATGTTTCAAAAGCGCATGCTGAACTTCCTGATTAATATCACGCGCCAGTGTAATCAGGTTATTTAAATCTATTGAGCACTCGCCCTTAGATTTTTCGAGAATGAATGTGAATAAAGACGTTGCCAAACTCGCACGATATACCGCCTGTTTTAATGAGATAGGGTTATCACGCATGGCTTACCTCCTGAATGGAAATAAGAGGCATAGGGGGAATTTCAGATAAACGGGCTTTGCCCTTTCCGGTAGGGAAGGTATATTGGTACATAGCTACCTATAGCTACCTCGATACTATCGTTATCGTTGGTGGTTAGATGCCTCGTTGGTGTTCCAGCACTACGAGGCATTGTTATTTTTACATTCAAGGATTGCTTTGATAAAATACGGTAGTTACCATATCTGAACTCATTATAACGGCGGTAGTTACCAATGCAAGAGAAAAAAGAAAAAAAATCATTCGATCGCTCAGGCAGCACAATGAAGCACATTCGCTTCGAAGATGAGCTACTTGAGCAAATAGATTTTGTTGCAGGAAAAGGCAACTTTAGCGCATGGGTTAAAGATGCCTGCCGTGAAAAACTCCTTAATTTAGGAATTGAACCAAAAGGCTGAATTGAGTAAATTTCATTAACTAGGCTCACCAATTTATTTATTCTATAAAATAAAAAGTTAATCATTTTAAGGGTAGCTTTCACAAGGCTATCCTTTTCTTTTGTTACCCAACTAACCATTTTATAAATGGTTGAAATATTATTTTCCTGATTTTTGGCATAGAAAACCCCATCACGGTTATTAGCCATGCTTTTCGTTACCATCATTTTTATTTACTGTGCTTTTTTCTGGTTTTCGGGTGGTTGAGTGTATTTTTTCATTACATCATCTTGGTCATGTATTCAATCCGGTGAACATCATGTAATATAGGGCAATTTACTGGAGAGTCATTAATGGCTAAAGTG